TACCGTCGGCTGCAAGTATTCCTTAGTTATAAAATCGTAATCCCAATCGATGGTAATTTCGTTTACAACGTTAGGAAGGTCGTGCTTAAGGCGACCCATTCCGACGATGTTGTCGTCGTTCAATTCGGCTTCGTATGAAGCGTTGTGAATGATCGTTAAGAGCAGTTTAAAACCGATCGCGCCGTCGCTATAAACGGGACGAATGCCGCCGACTAAAGGGAGTATTTGTTGCGAAATAAATTGTTCGCCGTTTTGCTTTTTCTCGCCAATAAAACGAACCTTTACACCGCGTCCTGTTGCAGGGTCCCAAAGTGCGGGGTTTGCGTCTTCATAGTCGGTTAGTCTAACTAAGCTTGTGTCGATTCCTTGATGCCACCCACTAGGGAGTGTTTCGCTACCTTGACCATACAAAACACCCGTTTGTATTGCGTAAAGTATTTTTAAAGCGGGGCCTTCTAGGTAAACAACTTCTTCGACTTTAGTTTTCTTATCGTCGGCTTCGGTTTGATCTACTCCGTGCCCGACATTTTGAGTATTAAGTGCGCCGCGCTCGACCACATCTAAACAAGTGCCGAGAACTGCGTCATCTACAAAACCTTGATGGCATATGATTTCATTTTCGATTCGAACATAGCCAACGGTTGCGCCGGGCTGATCCGAATAATCGGCATCGTGCTCGACTAGCGTGAATTTATCGCTGGATAGAATTTCAGCGACCGGTATTAGTGGATCATTAGCGCCGATTGAAACTGTTAACGTCGAAACGTCTGTAATAAATAAATCGTTATTTTCTAAACGCTGAACATCTTCAGCTTGAATACTTAAAAAGCCCGGCCCCGCCTCATAGGATTTAAAAAGCATCGTGAAGGCGGGCTCATAATCGAGCCAATCGAGCGATTCGTATTGTTGCGGTGTAAATGGCGCGGGCTGGCTAAAAAGTTGAGGGCCAAACCCGGTAAACACTTGAACAAGCTTTTCACGTGGGCTTTTTCCTTCGCTTTCTTTTTGCGCAAAAATTGCTGTGACTTCGTTGTTAACATCAACTAAATCGAAGCTAATTCCACCAATAGATGACGTGTGGTTCTTGGGGTCTATCTTTTGTGTGGCGCCGGTAGGATTTCGCAAGCATCCGTCGACAGCTTGAACCCCTGCCCCGGTTGGACGCTGATTTTCATCGTGTGAAGTGAAGTAAACGATGTCCGTCGCTGTATCATCGAAGTGAACAGCAATCGTGATTCGCGGGCGATAATTACTAGCAGCTAAATAGCTGCGAAAACGTTCGTTTAAGTCGAGCACTAAAGCACCTCTTCACAACTAAACGAAAAGCGGTATTTCTCTTGGTTAGAGATGCGCTGTTTTTTGTAATTTCCTGTTAAGCGAACGGTGATAGGATTCGATGGGCTCGCGGTTGTACCGAGTTCGTCAAAAGTGAAGGTTTCCATTTCGTCGACGCTTTCCATGAATTCATAGAAATCATCGAACGCTTGCGTTCCCGTTTCTAAGATGTCGGAAACGATCGAAAAAGATTTTTGACGGTAATAAACCGCGACTTGTTTTTTTCCCGAAATAGAAACACTTACATCGTCAGATGTTTTTTGTGACGTGCTAATCGCTTGCGCTGAAAAATCTAAATCATATTCGAGGCCGAGCGAATGCCCGGCTTGAATGCCGCGCAAGGCTGTATAGGTAATCGATGACATTAGGTTCTTTCCAGAATTAGCCGACCTGTTGAATCGGTAATGCGTAATTGATTTGCGTCGCTCGCGTTTGCGACTGCTTCCGTGATGGCTTCTTGGAAATCGTCGAAACCGTAGTTGTTGCCGTACATAATCACCTGAACCGAAGGTGATTGATTTTGTCGGGTCACTTCACCGCTAACGGTGTCGAGTGTTGCCGGGTTATTAACGTCGAATGTGGGAGTTGCACCGCCACCGGTGCCCGCAAGGCTTGGCGCTATACTTCCGCCGCCACCGCCATACTTTTGTTTTCGTATTGCGTTCATTTGAGCAAGAGAAGCCGCCGCTGCTAATCCGCCCATAAACACAGAATATGGATAAGGGTATTTCGCCATTGTTTGCGAAATATGTTCCGGCATATTTACGGCTGCGTTTGATAAAGCCGCAGCTTGGTTGATCTTAAAAAGTTTCCGTGATGATCCAGCCGCACCTTGAGTAAGCTGCACAGCATGAGAGGCAAGCATTTTGATTTTGCCTCGATGGTTTGCTTCTTCGAATCGTTGCTTGTGGTAAGCCGCTTCGGCTTCCATTTTTGCAAGCTTGCTTAAGTGTTGTTCGTGAAGCCGCTCGATAGCGCTGTTCTTTTCGGCTTCGGTTTCGACTTCCGCGTTAGCTATTATTTTCCCTTTTTCTACCGCAGCAATTGCGCGTTGCTCAAAGCTCGCTTGAATATCGTCGAACATTGCAATAACGCCCGCACCTGGCGAAGCTTGCATTGCTAATTCGTCGGTCATCTCTTGAAACTTTTGAATCGACGCTTGTATGCCTTCCATGCCAGCTTGAGCGCCGCGCAAAGATTCGGCATCAAACCCCATTTTTCCGAGAATAGAATCGCCGAGCGAAGCAAGTGCGATAGGTAGTTTTAAAACTTGCTGAACAACTTCGCCAATGATTGCACCAAGCCCCATGAAGCCAAGCTTCACGTAATGCACGGCATCGGCCATAAAACCCATTGCGCGAATAGTTACTTTTGCAAGCTTTTGCATTAACGCATCGACACCGCCGACACCTTCCGCAAACTTCAAAAACCTTTCGGTTAAACCGCCAACAATTGGAGCTAAAGCGACGCCCATTTGTTGCCCGACACCTTTTAAAACCCGCCTCGATTTTGCGAAAGAATCATTCGCCATTTCGATTTTTTTGGTGTCCACTTCATCAAGCAGAATTCCAAACTTATCGAGACTATCGCCGACTTGATCAATCGCATCCGCACCGCCTTTCATGGTGTTTAATAACGCTACGCCTTCAGTATCGAAAAGTGCCATCGACAAACGGACTTTGTCACTATTGTTTTTGACGCCCTCCATAGCGTCGGCAATTACTTTGAATTGCTCTTGCGGTTGAAGGTTTTGGATGCTTTCGAGGGGTACGTTTAATTCTTCGAGCGCTTTCACAGCGACACCCGTTCCGGTTGTGGCTTCGGAAATTCGACGGGTCATTCGCTGAATACCAGTGTCAAGCGTTTGCACGCCGACGCCGGTTTGTTCTGCGGCAAATCGAAGTTTTTGAAGTTCTTGAACGGGAATATTTAGAAGGGATGATTTTTTTGCGAGCTTGTCGATATCTGCGGCGGCGCTGGCATAACCTGCGACCACCGAAGCACCAAAAGCAAGGCCGGCGGCGGCACCTGCTTTGCCAAGTTTATTAATTCCCTTTCGAGCAGATTTAAAAGCCGCTTTCGTTTTATCTTTCGCGGTTAATGTAAATTTAACTTCTTTTTTGGTCATGTCGTAAGGGCTCGCCAATCATTCGGAAATAGATGACCCATCCGCTTATGTGATCCATAGGCGAATTAAGTACGGCTTCGAGGGATTGACCCGTTTTGTGCGCGACTTCGTACGCGGTAAATAGAAACGGGTCGTCGGTTAGTTTTTTTCGAGTTCCTCTTCGCTTTCCGTTTCGAGTACCCATTCGCCAATGCGACTAAGGATCGAGGGAGAAACAAAATTCATTAACTTAACTTTGTCTTTCTTAGTGAAAAGAGGTGTTCCGTTTTCGTCGGTGACTTTTTCAATAATTGCGTAAACCATGAACTCGGCGATATTTCCTTCGCCTGCGTTAGCCAAACATTTTTTGCGCTCGGCAAGCGTCAATGGTGTGCAATACAAAGTCGTCCCTTCTTCGCCCCACTCTTCAATATGTAATTCCCTTTGGGGGATGTTTTGAAAGTGCGCGACGGCTGTATCAATCAAAGAACTCATAAATTAAGCCACCAAAGTTTTAGTAAGCGTTCCGTCGCCTTCAAAAGAAAACGACGCTTCGACGAGACTTTCGTTTGAAGTGTTAACATTGAAATCGTTAATTAAAACGGTTCCAGAAAGCTCCATTAGTCCCGATGTGTCGCCGACGGGGTAAAGCGTAAGTGATACTTTTGAACCTGCGGACATAAGCGCTTGACCTGTTGAGTCGGTTGGATCGTAGAAAACGTTAACGCTTCCCGACCATGCTTTCGTCGTTGGTTCAACGCGTTCGTATTCGTCGCCAAGTACGGTACGCGGTGTTGTGTTGCTGGTTTCAGTGATTGAAAAGTCTTTAACTTCTGCGATTGTGTTACCAGATAATTCGATAACGCCGTCGCGTCCTGAGTAAGCGGCCATTGTTTAAACCTCGTTTGTTTCGTAAAGGATTTCAAAAGAAAGGGAAATAATTCCGTAAGGGTCTGCGCCTTCCATGTTTAATGAAATTTCGCTTGCGCGAATTTCAGAATCTAAAACTAAACCGCCTAGCGATTTATCTATTGCCATTTGAAGCTCGACTTGTTCGGCGATGTCGTCGCACTGGTCATCGATATCCGTTCCGGTCACATATCCGTCGATTTTCAAAAACAAGTTTCGGTGAAGTGTTCCTGATAAATTTGCGCGGTTTGATTCTTCCTGCTCGGTGTAAATACAAACCCCCGGCATTTCGTCTTGGTTGAGTGGATAAACGCGCGAGCTAAAAACGCGCGCACCCAAAACCGGCGAACCCGTCAAAAGTTGTTCGACGAATTCGCGAATCTGTTGTCGCTTATGCATTTCTTAAAATTAACCTGGTTAACCCTTTTCCGTCGGGCTGCTTACTCACGACTGAATAGTCGCGGTTGCTAATGGTGATTGTGTCGCGGTGTTGTATTTGATCGGTGTAACAGTCTTGCGTGCTGAATACAGGTTCGGAACTTTCGACGCCTACGTCGCCCGCGTCTTGCATATAAAAAGCGCGGTTAAATATTCCGGGGATTCGATGCCCGTCGTGCGTTGCAATATCTGCGTGGTCGTCTTCATCGAGCATTTCATTTAAGTCATCGTCGAAGTCAATTGTCATCGTCTTTTACTTCGCTTGGTTCGATTTCTTTTTCTATGTTTTGCGTTGCGATTTGTAGTTCGATTAGCTTGCGCGCGCGAATCGAGGACAATTCGATTGTGTCGCCCGGCTCGCGCTGCTTGCCATCGATCACGCAACTTTTAAGAAGCGTTATCTTCATTTTTTGTGGTTTTCGCTGTGTTTTTTGCGGGGGATTTTGCTTTGGTTTTTTCTAAGAAATCAGCGTGTTCTTTGCTGCCTTCTTTGAACGCTTTATTCGTTCGAATAAGAAGTTCCGCTTCGCGCTTATCAGATACAGCTACGGTGTCGCCGATCTTGACTACTTCACCTTTTATTCGGGTTTGTCGGTAAATAAATAACTTCATTTTTTGGCTCCAATAAAAAAGGGGCCGAAGCCCCTTTAAGTTTTTGATGGTTAATTATTAAGGTGTGTCGTTAGATAGACAGAAGCTTTCAGGATGACGAACCGCTACATCCATAGTTTTGAACACGATGTAACGAACACGCCCGCGAAGTGCGTGTGTGTATGGATCGATATTCATTTCTAAACCGCCCCACTCGCCAACAATTACGCTGTTGAAATTTCCGAAGAAATAATCTTCGGCGGTGATTTGGTTAGATACGAATGTGTTGTGACCTAGTACAGTTCCATCTGGTGACATGATGAACTGCGCGGTGTTAGTCGCTTTTTCAGTTGTCATCAATGCTTCCCAGCCTTCAGGATCACACATATATGAAAGCGAACCGCCTAACGCGTTATCGAGCATTACCTCTTTTTTCATCGCTACGATTTCGGCATAAGTTGGATCTGCTGCTGCAAAGGTTGTTGAGTTAATGCCGGTTTGGTTGGCAACACCAGTCGGTTGACCCGCTGCACCTGAACCGTAAAGAACCGCAATATCAGTACCTAAGCCAATTGCTTGCGCAAGGTCGGCTTTGATAAGTCCATCAACGGCTGGTGTAGATTGCATTAACAAACGACGGGTCGCTTCGGTGAATACCGCCGCATCTTTCGGAGTAAGTGACACTTGATCGAAAGTTGCTTCGCTTTCTGCCGCTTCGCCGTCTTCTGCCGCAAGCCATGCCATAGCAGAGCCGCCAGTTTGGCGAGGAATATCAACATTCCCAACTAGACCGGGAATAGTTTGAACACCTGCTTGTGCTGTAATTTGTGAATTACGCAAAAGCTCGATGAAAGAACCCGCTAGCAAGTTGGTTGCAACCAAGTTACCACCGGCAGTCGCTGTACCGACGTTCAAATCACGAGTTGCTTTGTATTCAGAATTACCAAGGATGTCGGAAGGAATGTAGACACCACGAACTTTGAATTCAGAGCCGAGTTTGTCTTCTGCCGCGCGGCAGATTTCCAACTCATAACCCGCGTTACGTTGTGCGGAGCGATCGTCTGGATCGGCCACGGCACGCATCAAACGAGAAAAACTAAATTCTTTTACATCTTTCTCTTCTGCGCCGACGCGATCATCTGGGCGATATTCGCTTCGCACTTCGTTATTATGCTTGCCGATTTCGTCTAGTGCTTCCTTGTTGAACTGCTCAGGCGACCAACCTTCGTCGATCGCACGAACCGCCAATTCAGAAACGGAATCTAGTTCGAAATTTTCAGCAGTGCTGCGAATTTTGTTGGCGCGTTCGCGTTCTGCTTTTGCACCTTCGCCGCGTTCTTTTTTAATGTCGAATGTTGAAGCGGTTGAAGTTTCAGCGCTTCGCGATTCAGTTTTTACTTCTGTAGTTTCAGTGTCCATGGTAGGAACCTCTTTTTTGTGTTCGGTTTTTAAAGTTTCATCGCTTCGCCCAACGCCGACCGAAATGTCGAACGGTATCGGCACTATGGAAACCTCGTGCGGTTCCCAATCAGTCGCCAAAATATCGCCGGTTCTTTCGTAGCGTTCTTCGTCTATCGAGTGGATGCGATAGCCGACCGAAACGAGTTGTCGAATGCCGTCCATAACGTCTTGAAAAATTTCCCTTCCTCTTGTCGAGCCTGAAAACCGAACGACTGCACGACCCACCGCGTCATCGTCAATTCTTACGCTCTCCACGACTCCCACTTGATCGTTGGAATCGTGGTTGACCAACAACGGGGCGCCGTTCTTCAAACGGTCCAGCCTCACACTGCCCGGTGAGTGGTCTAAAATTTCCAAACCGCCATAACGTGGCAATTCGGCGTCCGAAGAAAATGCGAGCTCCGCCGTTCTCTTTTCTTCGTTTATCGTGTCTTTCTTAATTGAAAAATCGCGGTACACCGTTTGCGATAAATCGGGCTTACTCCGTTTCATCGTCGTTGGCTCCGCTTTCGTCTTCGCTTCCGGGTTCATCGTTTTTCACCTTCGATTTTTCTGGTGTTTGTGGTGTAACCGTTAAGCCCATTTGCTTTGCGGTTTCCTGAAACTTTTTGCGATCGCTGAGAACTTTTTCGGGGTCTTTTCCTTGCTCCCGAATCACATCGATTTCGCTTGTTAAGTTGTTTTGAATGGCAAGAACACTTGCTTGCATATCTTTAAGAGGGTCGACCCATGCCCAGCGCTTCGGCTGGAACTTCACGGGGTAATAGTCTTCAAGGTTGCGAGTGAGGGGTCTTTTTCTCGCGATAATTGCGCCGTTTAGGTATGCGCTTTCGAGCCAAGATTTATAAACGCGTGAAATCAAAACGCGGATAAACCATTCTTGTAAGCCTTTGTAGAATTCGCGATCTTCCATCACGCCCGCGCGAATACTGGAGTAATTAACGCCTTCTAAAGAGTTAGAAAGTGATGCGTAAGAAACACCCCAACCGCTCGAAATTGCGTGAAGCATTTGTTTAGAAAAAGGGGCGTATTCTGAATTCGGATAAGACGGGTCGAACGTTTCAAACTTGCGGTTTCCAATATCTTCAAAGGTGCCCGGCTTGAAGTTGGTTATCGTTGGCCCGTCTGGATCACTTTGGCTTTCTAGTTCTTCGCCTTCGTATGCGTCTTCGCTTTCACCACTAAAGAAACCCATTTTCGAAGCACCGGCACGCGCAGCGGTAAGTGCTGCCATGTCGTAACCTTCCAGCATCTTCATGCGTGCGATCCCGGTTGCCATCCAGGGCACGCCCTGCGATTGCGCGGAATATTCCGGCAAGAAACCGTGAATAATGTTCGCAGCGTCTTCGATAATGATTTTTGTTTGTTGGTAGTTGCCGGTTGCGTCTAAGTCTTTGAAGTAATACCGAACACGTCGACCGCGTTGGTCGTACTCGATACCCATTCGCGTAATATTTCCGTTTGCTTCTCGTTGGTTTCTGGAAATATCCAAAAGCGCAGGGTCGATAAACTTCAGTTGATAACCAAACTTGCCCGCGTCTCTTCCTTTGTACTCACGAAATATAAATTCGCCATCGGTTGGCAATGACGAAACCGCCATATTCGAAAGATCGATAAGCGAGTGAATGCCGCTGTAATCACACTCGGTATGCGTGAACTCTTCCCACGCACGAGAAAGCGCAGCGTTCGCGATTTCGTCAGGTTGTGAGTTTTGGCTTGCTCCGCGCATTACTTGCGGCTCACAAATAACACCTTTAGGCCCGACGATGTTTGAACGCATCAAAGACAAAAACTTTTTGCCGTACGGGTTCTGCATTGCCAATTCGCGAGACCGTGCACGCATCTTTTCTTTTTGCTGCGATAGTTCGTAGTCGGTTGGCGTTGCTTGTGTAGCCCAAGAAGGCATTAACGATTCGACGTCACTATCGAAAAAGTTTCGCTCGGCAAAGCGCGGGGATTTATGCGGGTTTTTCGCCCTTTTATTTTCTGCGGGCGCGGTTACCCCTTCGGAAGATTCCGAATTCTTTTTCTTTAAAAAATTAAACATTTTTAAACCTTAGAATCTAACCCGAATTAGGCTGCTTTTGGCTTTCTTGCCGTTCTTGCGGTCGAGTCGTGCTTTTTCGGCTTCCCATTTGCGCGTGTACAGTTGTTCAAGCGTGGTGAGTTCTTCGATAGTTCTTCGAGATAGTGCGCGGCCTTCGATGCTGTAGCTTTGTTGTTCTTTTGTGGCTGTTTTTTCGATGGTTGCGCGAATGGCTTGCAAAACGATTAGGTTATGGCTTCGGTGTTCCTGCCCTGTTCCCGGTGCAATGTTTGCGAATCCTTCGTCGACGACAATTTTATTGCCGCTCGATGTTTGCGTAATGTAAGCGGTCCATTTGTAGTGTCCTTTGCCCGCTGTCGTTGGCGTTGTTGATACAGTGAAAACGCCGTCTGTGTTCGTTGCATCAATCGTAAAATCGGCACTGGATTCAAGCGAAATAAAACTATATTGGAGCGTGTGAAGCGTTGGATCGTACAAATCACTCAAATCTGGGCGTTTCCACGATACAAGCGTCGTTTTGTCTATGTCTTCCGGTTCGCTCGTTGCGAAGTTGTCAGAATCGAATTTATTCATTTAAAAACCACTGATAAAAGAGTTTTTTCTAGAGCGTTTTTTGCGTAGATTTTTCAACGAATTAGGCGATTCCTTCGGCTTTTCTTCTATTTTTTCGTTGTTTTTGCGCAATTTCGCTTTGATTTTGTCGATGTCTGGATTCAACACCGCATAAGCGGCGAGATTCATCACCGCAAGGTCTAGCCCCTCGTTTCGATCTCGTTTTTGCTGATAGAAACCAACCGAACGGCCTTGTATTTTCTTTGTCTTTCTTACTTCCGACGTTAAAAGTTGGTCGAAATATTCTTCGTCAATGTCTGCCGAGAAATGCACATAGCCCGGCCCGATTTCTTGAACCGTTAACGAACTTTTTATGGAGTCTTTCGCGGCGACAGTGCCGACGGTATATAACTGCACACGCTGCTTACCAACTTGTGTTGGGTTGCTGATTAGCGGTGCGGTGTGTGTGCTCGAACCTTTGTAAGCAAACACTCGACGTTTTTGTCGGGGCTTACAAAACGAATAAACTTCGCTTGTGTGATGACCGCCGGAATCAATTAGGCAGCAAGTAATGCGCATTGACGTAGTGCCGCGCCTAACTTTCAAAAGCCATGCGTCAAGATCTTCCCAAACTTCAGGCTTACCGGGATCACCCCAAAAAATTTGAACAGGGAAAACCCATCGCTCCCTTGATTCGCCCCATCCGTAAATCTGGGCTTCTAATCGATCGCCCTGAACATCAACGGCGGCAGTAAGAAGTAAAACTTCGTCGGGAAGTGATTCGTCGTCGTATAGTTCGCCGCGCTCCCTGATATCGTCGCCGCCGATTTCGGTTCCCTTGATTTCGAAGGTTTCGCCTAGACTCGTATTGGTCCATGTTTTTAAGAGTTCCGGGTCGTCTTTGGATTCTAAAAACGCGCGAACCACCTCGGCCCAATCTACCCAAGGCGAATAGAGTTCGTTAATGTGAAATCCGGCTCTACCGCTATCCGATTTCGCTGTCGCTCGCCACTCACCTTCCGCAAGCATCTTTTGACGGTGACGCTGTTCTATAACGCAACCGTTTTCGCACGCGTAATGCGTCGACGCGATATCGTCTCGATCAAAAACGATGTGCGCCCATTTGAACGTTTGCCAATGTCCGCAGTGTGGGCACGGCATGAAGTATTGGCGTTTATCTGAAAGCTCGAACTCTTTTTCGATTCGAGATTCGCCCTTGATGGTGGGCGTTGAAACAAGAATTATCTTTTTGTTCCAAAACGTATTCGCACGCTTTATCGCAAGTCGGACCGGGTCGCCCTCAGTGCCAGCGCTTGCCGGGTAACGATCAACTTCATCGCAAAGAACTAAACGAACCGGACGCGATGCCAACGACGAAGGGCTGTTCGCACCGCACATCGTGACGTGCCCGCCTGGGAAGCCCTTATGCAAAAGCGTGTTGTTTGAATCACGCGATCGGGCATCTTTTATTTTGGTAGAGAGAGCCGGGGTATCCCGAACCATTGGGGCCAAACGGTCTTTGGAATACGCCTCGGCCATCTCTAAAGTCGGTTGCAGCAATAAGCTTGGGCAAGGGTCGTGATCTACGTGATAACCAAGAATGTTATTCACGATTTCAGTTTTACCAACTTGCGCCGAAGACATAACCACAATTACGGCGGTAAATGGATTGCATGTTTCGTCCATGATGCCGCGCTGAAACGGAGCTTTGTTTGTGTTCCACCTTCCGGGCTCCGCGCTAGATTCTGCGCTTAGTCGGCGTTCGGCATCTGCCCATTGTGAAACTGTTAAATCAGGTGGAGGTGTAAGCGCTTCACTTACGGCCCTTCTTAATCGGTTTTCTAGTCGTATCTGCAAGATCTACAAGAGCGGCTTTAATTGCCTTCGTTAATTCGGTTTGCATTTCTGCAAGACTGGCGCACGCCATAAGTTCACGGCTTACACCATTGGGAATCGCTAACATCTTGGTTTTGACGTTTGTGCATACATCCGTCCAAATCTCCGCGACTTCCTCGATGCCCACTAACTCGCCTTCGAGTTCTGCTTTTTCGAGGTCTATTTTTTCGCGTCGTGATTTATTTAACTTGGCGGATTCTTGCGCGGGGTCGAGTTTGTCGGCTGCATATAAATGCGCTACGACATCAGCCATGTAATAAGTGTTGAACCGTCCTTCCTTTCCAGTCGGTTCCAGGCCCTTCAATTTTCTGGCTAAAACTGTTCTATCAACGTTTAACTCAACAGATAGCGCACGAAGTGACCAGTTTTGAGCTGTACTTTTATTAGCCTTGCTCATGGTGGATTCGATAAAAATTAGCTATCGCTAGGAAAGGATCGAGTTTCCCTCCCTTTCCTTT